GGGTATTCTGGTAATAAATTTACAATTGTCATTCCCCACAATCATGGCTTGTTACCTCTGTCAGCCGCTCATCAATCACATATAAGCATCATTCAATGTATAACGTCTGTTATATAACGCATTTCCAACTCAACCAAGAGTAGAAAAAATTTCTCCTCAAACTCAACTAACAGTATCTTCACAACATCGCCTGAATGTGTTATTATATAAATGTAAAGAGGAAGGAAACCTCACAAACCAGAAGGGAAGTTGCACATGAATAAATCAATTATCACTCGCGAAGGTTGGCACGTCACCCATGACGGTTTCCGCTACTATGTTGAGGGTGGCAGAATCATTTACGGAATTGCAAGTCTTTATGACGGCTCGGAGGTAAATGTTTTTCCGTTCAAGGTTCAGATCGACCGCGGCATAATTATTGGCTACGAACGAGTTGAACCGCTTGCCCGTTATTGCAATTTAACACGTTACGTTTGGAGACAATAACTGGAGGCGAAAACCAAATGTTGCTAACGGCAGTCATGCTTATAATCCTTGTTACATGGGGGTTGCAACAATGAACAATAGAAAGCGCCAATATAAAGTGATAACGCTATCCATGTATCCCGAAGATTTGAAGCGACTAAAAGAAATTTGCGACATTACGAGAATGGACAATCTATCAAAAACAGCTCGGCTCTGTATTAAAACCGTCTATAATGAGTTGTTGAGAAGGGGGCTTATAAAGAATGGCACGATGGAATAAACGATTCGCGCAAAGTACGGCACTTGAAAATCGCCCCCTTCCAAAGGCTGTATATGTAGGTACAAAAATTCCTAAAGCCGGTTTGACGCTAAAAGATGTTAAAAAAGAGATGAAGTCGTTAATTGACCTAATGGATAAGCGCTTTAAGGCGGCAAAGAAGAAGGGCATTGAGTACGAAAGCATTAAACAGTATGAGCGCCATTATTGGGATAAACCCTCCACCGTGCGGACGGTGGATGAAGGCGTCCGGCAGATTCGCGCCATGTGGAAAGTTGTTAGCGGAACAAAAACACCACAACAGTTATTTGATACACAACAAAACCAGTGGAAACGCGAGTATGAAACACTTTTACATCGTGGATGGTTTACTGAAGAAACATTCACCTATGAGGACTTTCTGCAATTTCGAAAATTTTTCGCGGTTTACGCTGATGCGAATAAAGAAGCGCAATACTATTATATTTTGCAAGATATTCTTGATGTATCGCAGGAAGGAACTACCAGCGTTAAGCGAAAATTTGCAAAATCGGACTGGGAGGACTTGTTAAAGAGGTGGAACTATTGGGAGCGTCAAGCCGACAAAGCACGGGCGCGATATAAAGAACGGCTTAAAGCCGGGGAATTTGTGAGCGGTTCGACCGTTCGCGCAATGTTTGAAAAAGCAAAAAGAGAAGGGAAGATTTAGGAGTGTTCAGCGTATATGATGGGATCCAAAAAATAACGGCGTTAACGCCTGATAATCCACGGGCTAAAATCGTATACGCCGACGCGCTTATGGCTTTTGACATTGAAACAACGAGGCTCGAAGACGATAATGCTATAATGTACATCTGGCAGTGCGGACTTTATGTTTGCGGGGAATACTACATCACATACGGGAGAACGTGGGAAGAGTGGACAGCATTGCAGGAAGCCTTAAATGCGCATCTTGGCGGAATTACAATAATCTGTCTGGTTCACAATCTTTCGTATGAGTTCCAATTTCTCGCAGGGATTTATGAATTTAGTGATGTTAAGTGCCTTAAAGCCCGGAAAATACTGTCCGCAACTTGCGGATGTATTGAATATCGCTGTTCCTATATTTGGACAAATAAAACGCTTTCAAAGTTTCTGAAGGAAATGAATGTCCAGCACGTGAAGAAGTCAGGCGCTGAATTCGACTATTCTAAAGTCCGTTATCCGTGGACAGAACTTTCAGAAGATGAAATTGAATATTGTCAAAATGACGTTATCGGGCTACTTGAAGCCGCCGAAAAGAAGATTTCGCAAGATGGCGACACTCTCTATACAGTTCCGCGCACCTTTACTGGCTACGTGCGCCGGGATGCAAAACAAGCGTTAAGCCAAACACCACTTGGAGCGCTTAAACCCACAGAAGAAATTTACAGAAAACTTCGCAAGGCGTTTCGAGGCGGGAACACGCACGCGAACCGCTATTTCGTCGGGAAGGTATTATCGGGTGTGCAATCGGTCGATCGATCGTCAAGCTATCCTGATGTTATGATAAATAAGAAGTTTCCTATGAAACCATTCAAGAAATGCCCTGATGGAATAGCAACTGTTAGGAGGGCGTTTTCATCCGGGCTTGCAATTCTTTGTACGATGAGCATAACAGGCGCTACCCTGCGCAATCCGTTGTGGGGTTGCCCTTATATACCTGTTAGCAAATGCCAAATGCTTATAAATCCTGTGGAAGATAACGGACGTGTGCTTGAAGCGGATGCGCTGACGATTGAAGTAACAGAAGTAGATATGCAGATAATTCTCGAAGAATATGATGGCGAATTTGATTTTACAGACATATACACGGCAGAGAAGGACTATTTACCAAAACCTTTTACGGATTGTATAAAACGCTATTATACAAACAAAACTTCGCTTAAAGGAATCGCCGGGAGTGAATATGAATACATGAAAAGCAAGAATTTGTTAAATAGCTTGTACGGCATGACAGCCACAGACCCCGGAAAAGATGATATTATATTCGACGGCAACAAATACATTCAGCAGGAAACGGACGTTATTAAAAATATCAAAAAATCATTTCTGCCGTATCAATGGGGCGTATGGGTTACTGCGTACGCAAGACTTGAGTTGGAAGAAATGATAAAGATTGCAGGAAATAATTTTGTTTATGCCGATACGGATAGCTGTAAATATATAAAATCAGAATCAATTAGTTATGAATCATATAATAACAGATGCAAAACAGCATCCCTTGCTCATGGAGCGTGTGCCGTAGACCCCCATGGAACCGTGCATTATATGGGCGTGGCAGAAACAGAGGGTGAATATTATCAGTTTTTAACATGGGGGGCGAAAAAATATGCGTCACAGGATGAACAGGGGCATATAAACATAACTATCGCGGGGGTACGCAAAAATTCCAGCAAAAACGCTGCGGGTGATATTGTGGAGTGGGGCGGCGCTGATGAACTGGAAGAAGCAGGGGGACTCGTAAAAATTGTGCCCGGTTTTGTTTTCCGAAAAGCGGGAGGGCTTGAAAGTGTTTATAATGACTATGTATCCAAGACAATTAGCGTTGATGGACACGAGTTACCAATAACCAGAAATGTATGCTTGCGCCCTTCAACCTATGCTGTGGGAATTACTTACAAATACGCGGACTTACTCGAAGCGTTGCAGAACACTTATATAAGTGTTGACGCTGACCGTAATTTGTGCTATAATCTTATTAGGCGATAACCGCCGAACAAATATTTAGGAGGGCTTTCTCATGAGTAACACGAAGACTAATCAGAGCATTTCCCCGGCGGAACTGTACAAGCTGACGCTTTCCCGCGAAGGGCATACGATGTCGGAGTTGATGTTGAAAACAGTTCGCGTTGACGCTTGGGCGGTGACTGAAACAGTTGATGGTAACGGCGAGTTTAAGCCGCGTTGCGGGATTATCATAGATGGCGTGCCATATATCACGAATGGGAGAGCGTTCAGCGAACGGCTTCTTGCCATTGTTGATTATCTGGGCACGGCGGGTATGGACGATGTAGGCTTCAAGATTATGATTACACAGATTCGGAGCAAAAACAACCGCAACTACACATCGTGCGAATTGATTTTCGATTGATGCTGTCAGAGGCAGGGCGAAGAACCCTGCCTTTATTTTATGGAGGGGAGCATGAATAACCTATTTTTGAAAAATGGATATGTTGACATGGCGCGAATCATAGAACAAAAATATCCATTTATTTTAATGACGGGTGCAAGAGGTACAGGTAAAACTTACGGTTCACTTAAATATGTGATTGAACATAAAATGAAATTTATCTATATGAGACGAACGAAACTACAAGCGGATGTTATTAGCGCGCCTGAAATGTCACCTTTTGCGCCCGTTTGCGATGATATGTCCTTGTCTCTAGAAATGGATAAAGTTTCCAAAGAAGCAACCGCTGTGTATATCAACGAGGAAAGCACCCCTGCCGGGTATGTACTGGCACTATCTGGCGTATCAAATATTCGCGGTTTTTCCGCGCATGATATTGAAATTATCATATTTGATGAATTTATTCCAGAATCGCATGAGCGCAGAATCAAAAATGAAGGGGATGCGTTTTTTAATGCATATGAAACAATAAACAGAAATAGAGAGCTGCAAGGTAAGCCCCCTGTGAAGTGTTTATGCCTTGCCAATAGTAACAGCATTGTAAACCCGATTTTTCAAAGTTTAGGGCTTATCACGATTGCATATAAAATGGCGGAGCAGGAAACACAGGAATATAAAGATGGCGAACGCGGATTATATCTGATAAACCTGCGCAATAGCCCCATAAGCCGCATGAAGGGAGAAACGGCGCTTTATCGCCTTCTTAAGGATAATAAAATAAAAGATATGTCGCTTGAAAATCGCTTTTTGGATAAACCTGTATTGCAAACCATGAGCGCGAACCTAAAAGAGTACACGCCTCTCGTAACGTGCGGAGAAATTACAGTTTATCGGCACAAGAGCAACCGAACATTTTATATTAGCCCGCACGGGCAAGGAACGCGCCCGATATACAGCACTACGGAAAATGATTGTTTACGATTCCGCACGCTGTATCGGTATCTGATGCTGGCATATATTGAACGAAAAATTTATTGCGAATCTCCGGCTTGCGAAATTGTTTTCTGCCAATATTTCGGGATAGTTAAATAAGTCTTGACAAAATTTAAAAATTATGATACATTGATTATGGCAATAGGGAAGCTCGAACGACAACCCCGGAAGGGTGAGCATGGCATAGTCGCATGCCCCGACCCCTATTGCCATTTTGTTTTCCGGGAGATGGGAGGGTGTATGGAAGTTTCCGACATTATTACGCTCATTACAAACGTAGGGTTTCCGATTGCTTGTACTTGCGCACTTTTCTATTTTTGGAATAGGGAGCGTGAGCAGCACAGGGAAGAAACGGCGGAATTAAAGGATGCAATCAATAATAATACGATTGTGATGCAGCACCTCATTGATAGGTTGGGCGGTGATGGGAATTGATTGCTGTAGAATGGGCGGGGAAAATCAGGGCAGATAAAAATAATCTAATCGGTATCCCGTACGCCACACTTGATTGTCAGGCGTTTGTCGAACACTGTTTGAGAAAATATGCCAATATCAATAAGAACTGGCGCGGCTCGAATGATATGTGGCGCGGCGCAGTCCATGACAAATCTGACAATTTTGATAACATCGATGTAGGCGAATGGGTATTTACTATCAAACATGATGGCAAAGAACCAAAGCGCTATACCGATGGTGTGAATGCCGCTCATGTTGGAATTTACATCGGCAACGGTGAAGTAATTCATTCTACGACGGGAGGCGTTCAGATGGATAAAATTACTAATCGGAGGCGGTGGACGCACCACGCGAAGGCCGATTGCCTATACTATGCGTCTGAGGTTGTCAGCACTCCTGTGCAGGATGCGAACGAACTATATTCTAACCTATACGGCGAACTTGTCACACTTGTAAATAAATATGGAGGCAACAAATAATGAATGTATCCGACATTTTGACGCTGGCAAAAGCTGGCTTCACCGCTGAACAGATTGGAAAGCTGATGCAGATTGATGCACCCGCGCCAGCACCGGCACCGGCACCAGCACCGGCACCGGCACCGGCGCCAGCACCGGCACCGGCACCAGCACCGGCACCGGCACCAGCACCGGCGCCGGATAATACGCAGGAGCAGTTCAACAAGGTTTTCCAGCAAATTGCAAATCTTACTGGCATTGTGCAGAAGGGCAATTTGCAGAGTGCACAGGTTGACAATAGCAAGACGTTGACTGCAGAGGATGTTTTGTCGGAAATTATCCGCCCGAACTGATGGAGGTGCCGTAAATGGCTAACACTTTGACAATTGATAAGATTAGCACTCTACTGAAAGCAGTGCTTAAAGATGCAACCGGGCAGGATACAGCCGCGCTTGACACTAAGCAGTTGTTGACGCTCGGACAGAAGGCGTTGAAAACGGGGGCTGACCCTGTAATGAATGCAATTTCGCAGATGCTTTCGCGAACAATTTTTTCCAGCCGCCCATACAAAGCGAAGTTTGAGGGTATGCGGATTCCCGGCGACCAGTGGGGAAACTGGGTGAGGAAAATTAAGACGATTGACGACCCGGGCGACCTGACCGATAACCCTTACTGTGATTTGACCGACGGTCAGAGCGTAGACCAGTACACGATTCACAAGCCGAAGGTTGCACAGTTTAACTTCTACGGGCAGCAAAGCTACGAATACGAAAAAACGATTTTTGAAACGCAGTTAAACACGGCGTTTAATTCGGCAGAAGATTTCGGTGCATTTATTTCGATGGTTTTGACGAATATGAATAACAAAATCGAAAAGACGCACGAAGAAACCGCGCGCGCAACCGTAGCTGGGTTTGCCGCTGGCAAGATTGCACAGAACGCCGATGTTATTCATCTGCTGACGGAGTACAACACCGTTACAGGGCTTGACATGACTGCGACAACCGTTATGCAACCCGCCAACTATAAAGCGTTTACGCAGTGGGTGTTCTCTCGCCTTGCTAATCTGTCTGATATGCTGACAGAATATTCCAGCTTGTACCAGACCAATAGCGCCGATGGCGTATTCCTCCAGCACAGCCCTAAGTCCGCACAGCGTGTTTATCTTAATTCGATGTTTATGCATCAAACTAACATGATGGCGCTTGCGGATACGTTCCACGATAATTTCTTGCGTATGGCGGGCGATGTTGAATATGTGAATTACTGGCAAATTATGACAGACCCTCAGAAAATCAATGTTGTAAAGCCCCAGTATCTCGCCGCTGATGGCACTATTGCAACGGCGACGGCTGACGTAAAGCAAGGCAACGTACTTGGTATTATCTGTGACCGTGACGCTTTCGGGTACAGCCCGATTCTAACGCGGCAGAGGGTGACGCCTCCGAACGCGAAGGGCGAATATTACAACATTTTCTGGAAGTACAACGAGCGACACGCCATTGACTTTACCGAAAAGGGTATTGTTATTCTGATGGATTAACTTAATAGTAATAGCCCTGTATTCGCACAAAACAGGCCCTATAAGGCGCCCAAGTTAATAACATAGCAATACAGGGCTATTACGTTTGAGACGATTCTGTGCGATTTTCCAAATGTGTTGGTAAATAACTTTACCAGAAAATACAGGAGGTGCAACATGGCGGGAGATAGACAGAGGATACCAGGTAGTAACATAGTCCCTGCTGTGGATAGCACAGAAACACGTTATCCCCATTGGTACAAGCCGTTTCGGTTGCCGCAGGAGTGGTATTATAGTATATACGATGATCCATATTTTGACTATCAAGATCACGAGACAGCGAGCGAAACAAACGGGGTATTGATTGCAACTGGGCTGTATAAAAACGGATGGAAAGTCCCCCAAATATCAGCAATGCTCGGGAATATGTGCCGGGAATCTACACTTAATCCCGCCCTATGGCAGGGCGGGCACGCCCCGAGCCCTGACCCAAATAATTACAAGCAGAACACCGAAAAGAAATACGGTTTTGGGCTTGTTCAGTGGACAGGAGCAGATAAATATATAGATTGGGCTCTAGAAATATTTGGAACAAATGGGGCATATGCTGGGCTTGATTGTTGGTACAACGGCAGCATTCAGATTGCGCGCATTATGTACGAGGTGGAGCATAATTATCAGTGGGAGGGCGGCACAATCTACCCCAATTTCCAAGATTTTTACTTTTCCGATAGCACAGATGTTGAGCAGTTGACAAAAAGTTTCTGTCTCTGCTATGAACGCCCTGCAATAACGGACTGGGAAGCAACAAGTAAATATCGTATTCAGTGGGCGAATTACTGGTACAATAAATTACAAAAAATCAATCTGAATAGCTTGCCTATCTGGTTTATTTGCAAAGCGGCTAATAAATGGAGGTGATACAAAATGCAAATACGAATGTATGCGTTTCGTAAACGTATTAATTCAACGAAGCGCCCAACTACCAAAAATGAACAGGGGCAGCTATCTTTTTTGACGGAATGCACGCTCAAAGATTTAACAAGCGTTCTTGCGCCGCAAGTTGCGCTAATTTTTCCGGATCATCAACTTTCCCCGGCAGCTTACAATTACGCATACATTCCAGATTTCCATCGTTATTATTTTGTCGCCGACATGATGTTCGACCGAAACCGTGTGATTTATACACTTTCATGCGATGTTCTTGCTACTTACTGGGAAACTCTTAAAGAATCTACACAGTATATTTTGCGTTCTGCAAGCGCTGGCGATTTATCAATAGTTGATAGCCTTTACCCTGTGACTTCTAAAATTACAAGCGGGGGGGCGGATGTTACAGGATGGGGGTTACCAACTCTTACATCTGGCTATTATGTTCTGGGTATCGTAAACAACGCCACAAATTCAGTAGGTGGTATTGCATATTATGTGATGTCTAATGCACAGTTCGCTTCATTGCGTCATGCCCTTTTGACAGATTTTTCTTACATGGGAATCGCGGACAGTGAAATTTCGGCGGAATTGCAACGTGCGATTATAAATCCTTTTCAATATATAGTTTCGTGCCGATGGTTTCCAGAAAAACCGCCAACGTCGGGCGTTGTTTCATCCATAACAATTTGTGGATGGGATTTTACAGGCGGAACTGCATCATTGCTTGCTGCTGATGGCGTTATCACGAAGGGAATAACTGTAAATAATATTGGCGTTCATCCTCAAATTGGGCGTGGAAAATGGCTTGCATACGCGCCATATTCTACATACTACCTATATTATCCGCCGTTTGGGGTAATACAATTAGACCCAACAAAACTACAAAAGGAATCTATTGGAATCGGAATTAGGGTTGATTGTGTATCGGGAATTGGGAGTATAACTATATCATCCGGTGATAATCTCTTGTATTATGCAGAATGCCAAATTGGCGTAGATATACAGCTTGCGCAAACGAGTTGGATAGGCGGCGCAATCTCTGACGTTACAAACGTTATTGGTTCAGCGGCAGCCGGCGCGAATGCTGGAGCGCTCGGCACTGGCGGAAGCGGAGCGCTTGCGATATTAGGCGCGGGAGCAGGAGCGCTAGTTGGGATGACGCAAACTAACACTTTCAAGGGAGCGCTTGCCGGTATTGGTTCAGGCGAAACAACGTTTGCGGGAATCGGCACGGCGGCACATGCCGCTAATGGCGTTTTAAGTGTGCAGGGACACAACGGCAATTTATCAAGCTATAATGTGCAACCGCACATCTTTTGGAGGTTTGCTCATGTGGCAAATTCTGATAATGAAGATTTGGGAACGCCATGTTGTAAGAAGCTAAAACTTTCAACGCTTACAGGGTTTACCACAATTCAGCACCCCGATATTGATGTGATTCTTGCTTCGCAGCCAGAAATCGCTTTGCTGTTGCAATATTTATCATCTGGATTTTTCATTGAAGAAGGTGAATCTAATGGCTAACAATCCGCCCTTTGATTACAACCGCATAAATGCCTACGAATCGAGCATTTCCCCTTCTACCTGCCACACAAAAAACACAGCGCTTTTCCAATATTATCAGCGCTATTTATTCCAGAAACTAACAAGCCAATTCAAATGGAGCTTTCCCGAAGGTTGGAGCGATACATATTTTCTCGGCTGCTTGTACGCATGGGGAAGCGTGGCGATTTTTAACAGCAAGCGTTACGGTGTAATTCCGCAGGCGGGCGCATTGTATGGATACAATGTTTTCTATCAGCCTACAACCGTGATGATTTCAAATCCCCTTTTGCCACCGATGCGCTTGCAAATTGATAAGGATTGCGTTCTTTTCCGGTTGCAACGCGATTATCATGGCGCGTTAGACATTGTTAATTATTACGCGGACTTGCTTGCAACATGTGTTGAATCGCTTGCAATGAACATTATGAATTCTAAACTTTCCTATGTGTTCGCGTGCAGTTCTAAAAATGCCGCACAAACTGGCAAAGAATTGATGGATAGGGTAACATCTGGCGAATTAGCTGTATGGGTGGATAAAGCCCTTTTTAACGATGATGGTTCCCCCTCGTGGGCGCCATTCGCACAAAATGTAGGGCAAAACTATATCGCGGACAGAATACTTTCCAACATGAGGCAAATTGAAGCAGAATTTGATACACGTGTTGGGATTCCGAATTGTAACACCGACAAAAAAGAACGGCTGATTACAGCCGAAGCGGAACGGAACGACGTTGAAACAGATGCAATCGTTGCGCAGTGGTTCGACACCATTCAAGATTGCATCCGCAACGTTCGGAATGCGTTCGGTGTGAGAATCACTTGTGAGCGGCGTTATCCGATTGAGCATAACACAAATGGAGGTAATAAGATTGAGCGTGATGTTGGCGACAATGTATAATTTCGATCCTTCCATCTTTGACGGCGTGGAATTTCCTTCTAATATATCGGTGCAAGATTTCGTCGACACGCTATTGATGCAGTGCGGAGAATTGCCTGTTCTTTATTCGTCGCCGCCTTTACTTAAATCGCTAATTCGGGTATGGTCAAAAATTTCGCAATATACTTGGCAACACTTTGCCGAAACACTAACGGCGGAATATAATCCAATAGAAAATTATGACAGAATGGAAGAATGGGAGGACAGCACCACAAACACTTCACGCTATACGAATTCCGCAAACAACACTTCCAGTGGCTCAACAAAAGAACAAGTTTACGGTTACAACGATTTACAAAAACCGGCTGACAATAGCGCAAGCACCAGCGCAAGCACAAGCGCGGATACAAGCGATAGTGCCGGGACAGGCACAAGCGCAGGAACTCGAACAGGGCGGGCGCACGGTAACATCGGTGTAACCACTACGCAAGAAATGCTGGAAAGTGAACGGCGTGTTGCAATGTTCAACTTCTATGATGCTGTTATTCTGGATTTTAAGAAGCGGTTTTTAATTTGGGTATATTAACAGGAGGTGTAAAATATATGGGTATTTGGGAACAATTCCCGTTTACGAATTTCCACGAACAGAATCTTGATTGGGCTTATAATTCAATCAAAGAACTTGATGGAAGAGTTGATACGCTGGAAAAGAGCGGCAATGTAAGCAAAGAATATGTGGACGAACAGGATGCTGCGCTTGACGAAAAAATCAGCGGCGAACGTTCCGCGCGAACAACCGCAGACAAACAACTCCAAAATCAGATTACAGCGCACACGACAAGTATTAGCGGTCTGAATGGGCGAATGTTGGAAACTGAAAAAAATATTGGCGTAAAACCTTCTGTTCCTAATTTCGGCAGCATTTGGAGCACAATCGGCGAATACAATGCTACACAGGCAATCGGCAGTAAGTTGCTTCAAGTTCAGACGGTGGGCAAAGAAAATCAACGTTCTATCGCGGGAACTGATGGCGCGTATGATCTTACTAAAGGCACAATTCAGGCGCGCCTAAATACGATCGAGGCGGCGCTGAAACCCGGTTCGCTTGTAAAACTTAATGGCGAATATCAAGTTGCTATAGCCCCGGGAACCGCAAGAGGGAAGGAATTCACCCCCTCCAAAGTAATTGCGCCGTTTGATTTCGCGATCTGCGAACGCGAATCATCTGTTGCGCATACAGCTGGAGATAGCAATAACGCATTTTTGATTGTTAAGCCTCCTAAAAGCACAACCACAGATAAATATAATAATTTTGTAGTTGTAGCAGACTGCCCCGGAGAATCGACAACATTTAATATGGTAGTCCGCGTTTTTACTTTTGAAGTTGTGGCGGGCAGTTCTGGCGGGGAAGAGTTTGCATCGATATCATATGTAGATGAAAAAACTGGGCAGCTCGCAACGGAATTGGGTAACGTTGAGGCGGCCGTGCAAGATGCATATACCAAGGCAGAAACGGCAGACAATAATGCCGCTATTGCCAAGGCAAACGCGACAACAGCTGCTTCTACTGCTTCTTCTGCACTGGAAAAAATCGGCACGAGACCTGCAGAATCGAAATATAACACCCTCTGGGATACAATCGGTATTTGGTCGGAAAATGTTCCAATGGCGTTAAGAATCAACCCTGCATATAATTGGAGCTGGAATAATCGTTCCGCTATCAATGGTACTTCGGACTACCCCACAGACAAGGCTTCTATCAATTCCCGTTTGTCAGAGTTGGAAACAGCTATTGCCAAATTCCAGAATATGCCAAAAATTGCAAGAGGCAGTGTTCTCGCATACCAAGACCAAGACACCATTATTGATTATCAGTCGGCGGGATTTACCGAAATTCCGACCGTGGTCGCAACTTATGCAAACAGTGGGGCGATTCAAGATAGTGTAACACGCAGTCAGCTGATTTTTGCTAAAACTACAAGTTCGGCAAAAATCAGGCTTTCCGGTACAACGACGCATGAGCAGTTCGCCGTAGACTGGATCGCGGTTGGTGTGTAACAATAAAAGGGAGGGCATTGCCCTCCCTTTTATTCACCCCATGCAGTTAGATGCGCGCCCCCACGAAAACGAGTTGCAACCCAGCGATACCCACCGGCACGGCGGCGACGATAGAGCTTTGCGCACTGCGTGCCGTTAGAAATGTTTGTAGCAATTTCCATCGACCTCATTGCGAACGTGAGCGAATAAAATTCAAACCTTTTGACACCTCTTTCGTCGTTCCTTTCGATTTCTCTTCCATTAGCATCGTACCGAATAAGCACATAATTAGCAGTCATCTGTCTTCCTCCCTCTTGTAGATTCGGACTTGTTCGACTCCGCGGAGCGGCTCAGCAATGCCCCTGCTCAAATACTCAGCTTTGCTAATCCGGTTCGCTAAATTCCCGCCATAACACTGCCAGTAATAGCTTTTTGCCGTGAACGTGTAACCTCTATTATATAATTCGTCCAATTGCTTGCCGGTTAATTTCACTCGTTTCATCATTGTTGCAACCCCCAACATACTAATAATATAGCAAGCACACCCGCCAGTAACTCACACATTCTGTTCTTTCCTTTCGGCTTGTCTCGTTGCGATAATCTCTCGAGTTACCGCCTTTGCAAGCATCAGCAGGCATTCACGTTCATCGAGCGTGTAGCCCTTATAATTTCGATTTGTCAAGTTGCAAATCTCTGTTAAGGATTTCGCCCGAAGAAGCTGGACTGCCAGAAATCGGAAATCAGACATTCTTCTTCGCCCCCTTTACACGGATTTCGACCTGTTCCCATCCGTTCGGATTGCTACTGCTTTTATTCGATAAAGCAACCGTGGTGTCAAGGTATTCACGACGGAGCCGGACCACAGAATCTTCCTCCATAAAATAGCGGGCAGTGTCGTAGATGCTATCGCGGTTCAGCTGGTTAATAGCACGGCGTTCGAGATACACAGTCATCATAATTCCCCTTCTGGTTTGTGAGGTTTCCTTCCTCTTTACATTTATATGATAGCACATTCAGGCGATGTTGTGAAGATACTGTTAGTTGAGTTTGAGGAGAAATTTTTTCTACTCTTGGTTGAGTTGGAAATGCGTTATATAACAGACGTTATACATTGAATGATGCTTATATGTGATTGATGAGCGGCTGACAGAGGTAACAAGCCATGATTGTGGGGAATGACAATTGTAAATTTATTACCAGAATACCC